AGAAGGTGCGTCGCATGATCGACCAAGGCCACACGAACAAGGCCATCATTGAGAAGTTGGGCATCAAGCCCCAAGCGGTCTACAACATCCGATACCAAATCAACAAGGCCCGAGGACTGGGTGCCATCGGCACACCTGCGCCTACGCCCGTTGCAGGGATTGGTGCACCACCACGGCGTCGCTACACCCGCAAGGTTCCTGCGGGAACTGGCATCAACCAAGCGCCCGACCTGCCCCTGTTGGCCGAGCCTGCCGCCAACGCTGTGCCCATCATCACGACTGCGCACGGTGAAGGTCTGGTGCCCAAAACGCCCGGCGAAATCACCATGATCGAGCCGCCGCTGACTCCGTGGGAGCGTGTCAAGTTGCGCTTCTTCAACATCGTGCGTGCTGTGCGGGGCTTGCCATGATTGACCTGCAACCGATCTACGAGTACGCCAACGAGTTGTTGGAACAAGCCGACCCCGAAGAAATCGACGGGGCCATCAACTGGGGTGACTTGGCATGCACCGATGTGCAAGAGTGCCGCAGTGTGCACGACAACTACGCCACGGTGACTGTGACCGTTGAGGAAGCATCGCCTGATGGCAATCACGAGTTGCGGCAGTACATGTACGAGCGCCTGACTGAGAAGTTCCCCGGCATCGCGTTTGAAATCAACACGGAGTGGTGACATGGCTGATACACCAGAGGTCAAAGTCAAGAAGAAGGTCGTGGCCATCCTCAAGGAACTGCGTGCCTACTACTTCTACCCCGTGACCGGGGGCTACGGCGGCAGTGGAGTACCCGACATCGTTGGGTGCTACCACGGTAAGTTCTTTGGCATCGAGTGCAAGGCTGGCAAGAACAAGCCGACCGCTCTGCAACAGAAGAACCTCGACAACATCAAGGCGATGGGTGGCATCGCCATGGTGATCAATGAAGACAACATCGACAACGTGCGATACCTACTTGGAGAAATGTGATGACCCCGTATGACACAGGCAAAGTCAAGATCGGCTGTATGTACACACCACCCCGCCGCGTGGTGGATATGGGCACGCACGCTGAGTTGCTACAACGCGCACTGCTGGGCATCAAGATGCCGTGGTACGAGTGGCTGAAGTTGAAGATGTTCGGCCTATGAGGAAGCGGAGTAAGTACCGACCCAAGGGGGTGATCATGAATCCAATCGCGTACGTGATGGAGAGCATGACCCCCGTGGCCAAGCACGACTCCTATCTGATCGACCTCAAGATCAAGAACCACGGTGCCATGTCCGCGCTGACCACGGGTCAGGCTGTGCGTGCTGACATCGACACATTGATCGCCATGGCCAACATCTGCGAGGCGCTGTTCCGTATGGGATTCGGCACCGAGTACGACGATGTGGTCAGGCTGGGGTCTGATGCACTGTACGCCGTTGGTCGGCGCGGTGTTGAGACAGGCCGGTTCATCCTCCGTGCGGAGGAGATGACTGCGCTGAACACGCTGATGGATTTGCATGACGCCCAGATGGATGTCATCACCATCAGAGACATGGAGCATGCCATCAAGGTGGTGGATGCCGAGTACCGGGCCAAGAAGATGCGGCCCATAGTGGAGAAGCAGAAATGACTTACGAGATCAAGATCGAGAAAGAGTGGATGACCGAGGCTGGCTACAAGGCCAAGGTAATCGCGCATCCGATGGGGCACCGCTGTGGGTACGTGACGGTGCCTGAGACTCACCCACACTGGGGTAAGGGATACGACGACGTGCGTGCTGACGTGCACGGTGGCCTGACGTATTCCGACAAAGGCACGTTCGGGTTTGACTGCGCACACCTTGAGGACATCAGGGACGAGTCCATCATGAGCGATGAGTACCGGGCGGTGTTCACCAGCGACCTGCTCGACCGCATCACGTGGGAAGGTGCGACGCTCAAGACGTTGGAGTTCTGCGTTGCTGAGTGTGAGAGTCTGGCCAAACAACTCAAGGAGCAATCGTGAACATACCACGAGTTCTACGAGAACAAGTCAAGGAGTATGAGCGTGCTGGCTTCCACGTTATAGACGTGGAGCCTCGCAGTGGGTCGCACTTCAAGGTGTGGTTCGCTGAGTTCGCTGAGCCGCAGATCGTTACCAAGAACGCGCTCGACTGGCGTGCGCTGAAGAACAACATCGCAAGGTACAAACGCCTTGCACAAGGAGTAGCACATGGCTGATTGCCCAAGTTGTGAGTACAACAAACGCCGCGCACAACTGTGGCGCATAGAAGCATACCGCTTGTCAGGGCACCCGTTACCCGAGAGCGCAAACCCAACACCTGTATTGGTGAACCCACTCGACTTTGTTGAGATGGTCATGGACAAAGAACATTTGGTAGGCAAGCCATTGGTCTGGACACAGTGGCCCAACGAGGAGAAGTGATGAACGAACAAGAACGCGAACTCGACCTGATGGTCGCTGAACTGGAAACCGAAAACAAGATGATGAGAGCAAGAAATGAACGACTTGAACGAGAACTCGATACCGCCGTTGCCGAGCGAGACCGATTCAAAGAAGCACTGGAACGCATCCTTACCGTATCCCGTGTGGCCCTTTGGAACGGTGGAACCCAAGGAGTTAAAGAAGTGGGGCCGCAAGCACGCGAAAGAGTCCGCGAGTGCAACGACTGACGAGTTTGAGGAGGCACTGATGTGATTGCTGATCGAGGATGCGCAGAACGGGGGTGCGCATGTTATGACCCCCGCATTGATACAGATGGAGTTGAGATGACCGAAGTACAGAAAGCCGATGACATGCAGGTGGGTGGCACCCACTACAAAGACATGAGCCCACAACCGTGGGACGTGATGAAGGCACTGCTGACACCCGAGGAGTGGCGTGGCTACCTCAAGGGGAACATGATCAAGTACAGCATGCGCCAAGGTAAGAAAGACAGCCCCGACGCTGGCAAGTATTTCCACTACAAGAAGAAGTTGGCAGAAGAAACAGGCGGCGAGACTTGGCTGTAAACAACAAAGGAGAACGAGATGGATGACGTGATAGCGCGATTGCGCGATGTGTGGAACTCAATGATCAAGGGCACAGGTTCGCACTGCCCGGTGTGTGACAGGTGGGGGAAAGTCTCTGCCATCACAATGACCGGCACGTGTGTGCGCTCCCTGATCTGGTTGCGCAACGAACACCTCAAGGGGCAAGAGTGGGTGCATGTGCCTACGACTGCACCGAGATTCGTGATGCGTTCGTACAGCATATCGTCCCTCAAGCACTGGGGGCTGGTGCAACAACGCAAGGAAGTGGCCGAGCCGAAAGAAAAAGGCAAGCCCAAGACCAAGTACTCGGGGTACTGGCGCATCACTCCGGTGGGGCAGGACTTCCTCGACGGCTTGTGCCAGATGCCAAAGAAGGTGTTCATCTACAACGATGATCGCTGGGGCGCGGCGGACGAGATGGTGCATGCGCGTGACTGCCTCGACAAGCAGTTCGACTACGACGCCATGATGAATGAAACACTTGCAGGAAGGAACCCGTAATGGACTTGATCACGATTGACTTTGAGACCTACTACGACCGCGACTACTCGCTGTCGAAGATCACAACAGAGGAGTACGTACGTAGCCCTCAGTTCGAGGCGATTGGCGTGGCCGTGAAGGTCAACGATGGCGAAACACAATGGGCGAGTAGCACACATGAAGAACTCAAGGAATGGTTACGCACTTCATTCAAGTGGACGGACTCCGCTGTTCTGGCTCACAACACGATGTTTGATGGTGCTATTCTCGCTTGGCAGTTTGGTATTCATCCTCGCCTGTGGCTTGACACTCTGTGCATGGGCCGCGCTCTCCATGGTGTGGAGGTGGGCGGTAGCCTCAAGGCTCTGGCTGAGCGATATGGCCTCGGGCAGAAAGGCACCGAAGTCCTCAACGCCATCGGCAAGCGCCGACTGAACTTCAGCGAGGCTGACCTGTCCCGCTACGGGGACTACTGCATCAACGACGTGAACCTCACGTACAAGTTGTTCAACAAGATGGGCCGCAAGTTCCCCAAGCAGGAACTCAAGATCATCGACCTGACCCTGCGCATGTTCATTGAGCCGATTCTGGAACTCGATGCACAGATGCTGGAGGAGCACTTGCGCGAGACTGTGGCACGCAAAGAGAAGTTACTGCTGGAGTGCGCGGCTGACCGCTCTGACCTTATGAGCAACAACAAGTTCGCTGACCTGTTGCGAGGGCTGGGCGTCGAGCCGCCCATGAAGATGAGCCCGACCACGGGTGAGCAAGCGTATGCGTTCGCCAAGAACGACGAGGCGTTCAAGGCTCTGGCCGAGTACCCGGACGAGAGGGTGCAAGCCCTCGTGGCCGCACGGCTGGGCAACAAGTCAACGCTGGAGGAGACCCGCACCCAACGGTTCATTGAGATCGCATCGCGTGGTGCACTGCCTGTGCCGATCCGCTACTACGCCGCGCACACTGGCCGCTTCGGTGGCGATGACAAGATCAACATGCAGAACCTGCCAAGCCGTGGGGCCAACGCCAACAAGTTGAAGAAGGCCATCGTTGCACCTGCCGGGTACACCATGATCGACGCTGACTCGGCGCAGATTGAAGCGCGTGTGTTGGCATGGCTGGCCGAGCAGGAAGATTTGGTCGAGGCGTTCGCCAAGCAGGAGGACGTGTACAAGAAGATGGCGGCGGCAATCTACGCTGTCAGGGAAGAAGATGTCACCAAGGAGCAACGCTTCGTGGGCAAGACCACAATCCTTGGCGCAGGCTACGGCATGGGTGCAGTGAAGTTCCAAGCCCAACTC